CGGCCTACGGGGCGACTAAAATCACTATCGGCGACCTTAGAAACGAATACAGGATATTCAACGAACGAAATTAAAGCCCTTTCCGCCCGCGCCACTCTTTCCCCTTGACACCGCGTGCGGTCTCGTTCAGTGTCTGGTTGTCAGATGGAGATGATGAGATGATTGATACCAAATCCGCCCGCCACATTCGCCACCACGGCTTGATGATCGACGCCAGTTTCCGCAAGGATGGCACGGTTGAATATTATGTGGTCGAGCGCGGATTGGGGCGGTTCTCTACCCTCGCTATCGCCAAGGAAATTGCCGAGCATCGGGCATCCCACAAGGCTGCTTGATCCGGGGCGCGGTTCATCAAAGGGTGGCACCCTATCCCAACATCACGCCGCGCCCCGTTAACAACCCCCACCCCCACACGCGGGGCAAAGATGGAGAATGACGATGGAAAATCTAAAAGTGCTGGACCTATTCAGCGGTATAGGTGGATTTTCCCTTGGACTTGAACGGACTGGTGGATTTGTCACCACGGCGTTTTGCGAGATTGAACCATTTCCCCGCAAGGTGCTGGCAAAGCATTGGCCTGATGTTCCATGCTTCCATGACGTTAGGGAGTTAACCGGCGATCAAGTCGGTCCTATCGACGTAATCACTGGCGGGTTTCCTTGTCAGGATATTTCAACCGCTGGAAAGCAAGCCGGCATAGGCGAAGGAACCCGAAGTGGATTATGGTCTGAAATCGTGCGACTTGTTGGCGAGTTACGACCGCAATTCGTCATCGTGGAGAACGTCGCAAATTTGCTTGCTGGCCCTAGCGAGCGGCCAGGCGGATGGTTTGGCCGAATACTCGGGGACTTGGCCGAATGCGGGTATGATGCGGAATGGGAGAATATACCGGCGGCAGCCATGGGCGCTCCCCATCGCCGCGAGCGTATCTGGATTGTTGCCTACGCCAGTGAAATTCGATGGAATCCGCTGGCGATCTACAAAGAGGCCAGAAGCCGAGAGACGAATAAATCTTGGCTACCCTTTTTCGTGGCACCACGCCGCGTTGCTAGAGACGCCTTTACCAGAGGGCTGGATGAACCCGCGATGTTCGGAAGTGATGATGGGTTACCCCATAGACTGGACCGCGCTGGAGCCTGCGGAAACGCCGTAATCCCCCAAATCCCCGAACTGATAGGTCGCGCAATCCTTGCGTCCTTAACCCCCACCCCCACACGCGGGGCAAAGATGGAGAATGACGATGGCTGGAATTCCCTTCACGCAATACATGCGCCCCAATGGACGGGCCATGCCTGTAACAATCGATATGCCCGATGAAGTTGCCGCCAAGGCGCACGAAATCATCGAAAGCGGTCTGGAATTGGAATGCGAAGTCCTGTCAAATGGACGCGTGAGCTTCACTATTACTCATCCTGATGACGGCGATTTGGATATTCGGGTTTGTGAAAACGACCCAAACGTACCGCATCACATTGCGGATTTGATATTGAATTTCACCCCCGCCCCCAACTGATGGAGAATGAAATGGCGGCATACGAGGACTTCCTCGCCCGCAAGGCGATCACTGACCCGATGACGGGCCTAACCGATATTCCCGAACTGCCAGACTGCCTGTTCCCTCACCAGCGCGATATCGTCCAGTGGGCGCTTCGACGTGGCCGTGCAGCATTGTTCGCCGGCACCGGGCTAGGCAAGTCGCTTATGGAACTGGCGTGGGCGCAGGCAATTCACCGTGAGACCGGCAAGGACATTCTGCATCTTGCGCCACTGGCAGTTTCAAACCAGATGGCGCGCGAGGCCGAGAAATTTGGCATCGACGCGCGCGTTGTGGCCATGCAATCGGATTGCGGCCCCGGCACTAATATCACAAATTATCAGAAGCTGGATCACTTTGATCTTTCGCGATTTGGCGGTGTTATTCTGGACGAATCCAGCATCCTGAAAAACACGGATGGCCACTACCGCACGAAACTGATTGAGGCCTGTCAGCAAATTCCGTTCCGCCTCGCGGCCACAGCAACGCCAGCCCCCAACGATTTCATGGAATTGGGCAATCATGCCGAATTTTTGGGCGTGATGAAATATACCGATATGCTGGCCACATTCTTTATCCATGATGGTGGTGAAACGCAGAAGTGGCGATTGAAGGGCCACGCCGAGAACGAATTCTGGAAGTGGATGGCGTCGTGGGCTGTCATGCTGCGCAAGCCGGCGGACCTGGGCTACCCGAACGATGGGTATGACCTGCCTCCGCTCAATTACATCATGCACTCCGTCAAGGCTCCGGAACACACGGATTACACGCAAGGGCTTTTTGCGTCCGAAGCCGTGACGCTACAAGAAAGGATTTCCGCTCGCCGCAATAGCATTGATGACCGATGCGCGATGGCGGCCAGTGTCACGCCATCCGATGGGCATTTTGTATGGTGGTGCAAGCTGAACGGCGAGGCGGAACTTCTGGCAAAAAGCATTCCTGGATCGGTTAACCTTCATGGCGGACTGAAAGATGATGAAAAAGAACGCATCCTGATTGATTTCAGCGAGGGGAAAATTCGCGTCCTTATCACAAAGCCAAGCCTTGCCGGCTTCGGCATGAATTGGCAGCATTGTCACAGAACGGGATTTGTCGGGCTTGATGATAGCTGGGAGCAATTCTACCAGGCTATTCGTCGATTCTGGCGGTTCGGGCAATCCGAGGCCGTGGATTGTCACATCGTTGTTGCGGAACTTGAAGGCGCATCGGTGTCCAACATCAAGCGCAAAGAGGCGGATGCTGATCGCATGGCGGCAAGCATGGTTTTGCACATGGCGGACTTGTCATCGATGGCCGTTCGTGGTTCAGTGCGTGACGTTCCGAATTACAATCCAACGCAACAGGTTCGGTTGCCGGAATTTTTGGTGGAGAATTGATGATGGAAATTAAGTGCGTCGATCAGGTTATCACGCCTGAATATGCAATTTATCAGGGCGACAGTTGCGACGTTATCAAAGCTATTCCAGGGGATAGCGTTGGATTTGGTATCCACTCTCCTCCTTTCGAGGGGCTGTATAAATTCAGCAACTACGACCGAGACATCAGCAACAACGATGGCCCAGACTTCTGGGAACATTATTCCTATCTGATCTCTGAACTTCTCCGCATCACCATGCCGGGCCGTATTCACGCGGTTCACGTTATGCAGCTTCCGATGTCGAAAATCCGTCACGGCCATATCGGTATGAGGGATTTTCGCGGCGAAGTCATCCGCGCATATGAGGATGCCGGATGGATTTTCCACAGTGAGGTTTGCATATGGAAAGACCCTGTTGTCGCTCAGCAGCGCACAAAATCCATTCGCCTCCTACACAAGCAAATCACCAAAGATAGCTGCATATCCGGGCAGGGGTTGGCGGATTATATCGTATCGTTCCGCAAGCCTGGTGAAAATCCGGAGCCGGTGAGTGAATGCTTCGATCGCTATTCCGGCACTGACGAACCGGATCGCAGCAAATACACAACCCCAACCGATGGCCGCAATTGGTATTCAATCGAAGTCTGGCAGCGTTACGCCAGCCCGGTTTGGATGGACATTAACCAAACCCGCACGCTGCAATATCGCGGCGGTCGGGATAAGGACGATATCACCCATATCAGCCCATTGCAGCTTGACGTTATCGAGCGTTGCATCGACCTATGGAGCAACCCCGGCGACACCGTATTCACGCCATTTTTGGGCATTGGATCGGAAGTTTATGGGGCGGTGACGATGGGGCGCAAGGGGATCGGTTGCGAATTGAAGCCGTCCTATTTCGCGCAGGCGGTGAAAAATCTGGCAAGTGCTGAATTTAATGGCGGCGGACTGTTCGGGGGGCAAGGTGTTTGAGCTTCGGGGGAAAGTGTGATATGATCCCCATTGGCTAGGGTAGCTCCCGAAAAGTCCGTCCGCTAGCGGGCCTGCCAATTTTCTACCATCTAGCGACCTACCTAGCGGAGGGATTGTGAAAAATACTGAGCGTAAGTTCTACGTCTATGTCCACCGTCGCGCGAGCGACGGAAGGATTTTCTATGTCGGAAAGGGTAGTGGAAAGCGGGCGTGGGATCGCTATGGCCGCAACAGATGGTGGAATGCGATTGTCGCCAAGCATGGCCTTGAGGTCGATTTTGCCCTCAAAGACGCACCGCAGCCGTGCTGTTTCCTTTATGAGAAAATTCTGATCGCTGCGATAGGGCGCAAGAACCTATGCAACATGACAGACGGCGGAGAGGGCGGAATTGACGGAAATCCCGCATGGAACGCTCGCACCGTTTATTGCTCCAATGGGATGCAATTCGAAAGCTCCGTCGCGGCAGCAAAGTGGCTGAAAAGCCAAGGCGTAAAGGGCAGGGCATTTGCTAATGGCATCAATAATGTCATTTGGGGAAAGTGCTATAGTGCGTTCGGGTATACATGGTCAGACCAGCCAAATGGATGCGAAAAATACATAGAACCTGGGGTTCGAATGGCCGCTTCTCAGTCTCGGTTAATATATTGCTCAAACGGAATGACCTTTCCTGATAGCACGGCAGCGGCCAATTGGGCAGCGCCAAGAGTTGGGAAAAAGTCATGTCGCAGCACAATTACTCTTGCGTGTGGTGGGCGCTACAAAACCGCATATGGGCTGGCTTGGTCATACGAAGGATTTGATGATTGCAATTTAATTGACGTTCACGCTGAGCGAGTGCGCAAATTATCCATGCCTGTTTTGTGCGTGGAAACAGGTGAAATTCATTCATCAATTCAAAATGCCGCAAGGCATCTTCAAAAAGCTCATCCCAAGCAGATCAGCGCCACAAAAATAAGCATGGCCTGTAGAGGGATAAGGCCACGCGCTTATGGCTATAGGTGGCAGTATGTCTGAACTTCGTGATTACCAGCAAGATGCGGTCGATGCGGCTAAGGAATGGATGAAATCCAGCACATCCCCATGCCTTATTGAGGCGCCAACGGGATCGGGCAAGAGCCATGTTGTAGCCGCGCTGGCCGATTGGCTGCACGATATATCCGGCGGCAAGCGCGTCTTGTGTCTGGCCCCACAGCGGGAACTTTGCTTGCAGAACGCGGCCAAAATGCGGGCGATCCACCCATGCTCGATTTTTAGCGCCAGCGCTGGCGTTAAGTCCACGAAACACCCGATCGTGTTCGCCACTCCACGCACCGTCAGCAATTCCATATCGCGCTTCACGCGGGGCGATTATTGCGCAATTGTGATTGATGAGGCGCATACGATTGCCCCGACCGTTCTGGCAATCATCGAAGAAATGCGCCAAGCTAATCCTAATTTGCGTGTAGTGGGGCTTTCAGCCACCCCTTTCAAATTAGGCAAGGGCTTCATTTACCGCATCCGCCAAGATGGCCGAGTTAATGAGGACGATGTTTGCCGTGATCCAATATTCGCGAAACTGGTTTACAGCATTGACGCCCGGTACCTGATTGAAAAAGGCTATCTGACGCCTCCGGTAATAGGGGCAATCAACACGGGCGCATACGACACCTCTGGCTTGGTAATGCGGCCAAATGGGCAATTTGATGCAGCCAGTGTGGACGCTGCGTTTGTTGGATTTGGTCGGAAAACCAGCGCCATCGTGGGTGATGTTGTCGGGCAAGCCCGCAACAGAAAAGGCGTTGTGTTTTTCGCTGCGACTGTGAGGCACGCGCAGGAAGTGTTGGCAAGCTTGCCCCCCGAACTGTCGGCAATAGTAACTGGTGAGACTGAGGATCGAGACAAAATTCTCGCCCGCTTCGAGCGTCAAGAAATTAAATACCTATGCAATGTCAACGTCCTTTCGGTTGGCTGGGACTGCCCCCACGTCGATGTTATTGCCCTACTTAGGCGAACTGAGAGCGTGGGTCTTTTGCAGCAGCAAATTGGTCGCGGATTGCGGCTGTCGCCCGGAAAAGCCGATTGCCTGATTTTAGATTATGCATCGAACCTCAGTACGCACTGCCCCGATGGCGATCTATTCAAGCCTATCGTGCGCGCCAAAGGCGCTAAGGGGCCGGGCGAGCCTATTGAGGCCGAATGCCCCGAATGCGGCTATGTGAACGAATTTTCCCTGCAGCCGGATTATGCCGACTTCGCGAGGGACAGGCATGGATATTGCCTTGACGTTTTTGGTGCGCCGTTGATGTCAGAGTATGGCCCTGTCGCGGCTCACTATGGGCGCCGATGTTTTGGGATGGTGCGCGCTGGCAAGCGAGGGGAGTATGAGAGGTGTGGTTATCGGTGGTCTGGGAAAGAATGCCCCGCATGTAATGAAATCTGCGATATTGCCGCAAGGTTTTGCGGGTGTGGAAACGAACTCGTTAATCCGAATGACAGACTTATTTCTGAATTCGTTGCCAAAAAGAAAGACGCCAGCACCCCACAGACCGACAAGATACTTTCCCTAGACTGGAAAGAAAGCGTTTCACAAAAGGGTAACGCTACTATTCGCGCAGATTTTGTTACGCCGTATCGCCAGTTTAGCGCGTGGTTTTTAAAAGAGCCGCGCAACGCCAAACAAGCTGCGGACCTAGATCGCTTCCTCAAGGCGGTTGAGCATGATCCGCCAGAAACGGTATCGTATTGTCGAGAGCCTGAAAGCACTTTTTACCGCATTATCGCTTACAATAAGCCCCCAGATGATGATGACTTGCCGATGGAGATTGCCGGCAGGAAAGAGGTTGAGAAGTTGCGGAAATACGGTTAAGGTTTGGCTGGCTAGGCTGATCCCCGAAAAGATGGCCTGTCACCATCCTGCCGCTCAACATCATGACACAGCCAAGGACAAATGGCTTTGCAAAACGAGCGCAGATTTTACGTATATATCCATCGCCGTAAGTCGGATGGCCAGATTTTCTATGTCGGCAAGGGCACTCGCGACAGAGCGTGGGCAAAAGATGGGAGAAACTCCCACTGGCACAATGTCGCTAACAAACATGGATTTACTCATCATATTATCTCTAGATTTAGTAGTGAGGTTTGCGCATTTAGCCTTGAGCGGGCGTTGATAGGATTTTATGGGCGCAAAAATCTTGTCAACAAAACTGACGGAGGTGAGGGCGTGTCCGGCCATAAGCCTACTGGGTGCCGCAGATTAATGATGTCTCTTCGTCGCCTGGGTAAGAAAAAATCACCGGAGCATATTGAAGCCGTTAGAACGCGGCACATTGGCGCAAAGCGAACGCAAAAAACATGTGATAGAATTGCCGAAAAAGCCAAAACACGACTGTCCGATCCCCGGAAACACTGGCGCACAACGGAGGTTGTCTCGACATGGTGGCACGAGGATGGCGAAATTCGGCGGGCCACTCATATAGAAATGGCACAGGAATTTAGCCTTAGTATTGAGGCTCTCAAGCGAATAGAAATTGGAAAGGGGTTTGCGCATAAAGGATGGAAAGTTGCCGGGGTAAGAAATTACACCATGCAATACCTATCTGTTTGCAAAAAAACCAACAACACCATTTATGTCTGGCATAAAAAAGGTAGCAATTCGTTTGTTGGAACGCGCAATGATTTTGTGATGGCTAATTGCGGAACAAGGCGAGAAGCAGAATACGCCCCTCGCGCATCAACGTCAAAATACGGAAGGGGAGGGTGGACGTGCCGTGAGCTATGAAATTTTCGGCCAACAACTGTCCGGCAAACAACCGAGTGAAGATGTAGAAATGGCGAGCGCATTCAACTGGCTACGCCGCGAGCATCCCGGCTATTGGGCTGTCGCCGTGCATATTCGGAACGAAGACCGCGCCGCCACGGCACAAGCCATGCGCCGGATCAAGGCTCAAGGCGGGTTCGTCAAGGGGGCTGCTGACGTGGCGATCCAGGGGGCACCATCAATGGCGTGCGAGATTAAATCGCTATCCAAATCTGCCAAGCTATCGCCAGAGCAAATCGACTATCTGAATAACGTGTCTCGCGTTGGCGGCTATGCTTGCGTCGCCTATGGCGCGGCCGGGTTCGTGCTGGCGTTCACCAAATGGCTGGCTATGCAGCCCAGCCCCGCGCCCTTCTGATGTATAAATGGCCTTCAATCCAGCTTCACGCGGTCCTGTCTGGCGCGACATCATGGAGTGACGCCAGCCCATCAATCCAAAGCTGGGCGCAACTGGAAATCCATCGCGGGGCGGTGGACATTCTTTCGCTGCCGACCATAGAAAAACGCCGGGCCATCTTGCAAAAGATACCCGGCGATATTCGTGTTTTGGTGGAAGCTGAGATTATGCGGTTGTGGAAGATGCGCAACCACACCTGACATCGCCGCGCACGCCGCATCGGGCGCATGGGTCGCGGCTTACCCTCAACGCATTAACTTCCCCGTTTGCAATCGCCAGCTTGGCAACCGCACGCCCCTGCTTGATCGTTGTCATGGAAATCGGGCTGCCGGACGCACTGTCCTTTCCGCTCCAGATAAATCGGTTGAAGTCGGGGTGCATGGGCCACCCCTTTCTTGCTTCGACGATGGATTGCAGCAAGTCCCGGCTGCCGGCGATCATGTTCTCCCGGATCGCCGCATCCTCTTCATAGATGCTCATGCGCCGTTCCCCTCGTAGAGCCTTGCGGCAGCCAGTGCGCCAACCATGAACGGGCCATCGTCCTGGCGCCCTTCGCGGACATCACGAACGAACAATTCGTTGCCGTGCCCGACATCACGCAAAGCGTCGGCAACAGCGTTGCGCACATCTTCCATCGTCACGCTCATTCTGAAATCCTCCTGAAAACAAAGCCAACCTTTTCGGATTTCGTCTCTCCGAAAATAGCCATAAGTGACCATCCATCCTTTTCCATGGCGTCCAGCGCAGTCGGTAGATGATCCTGTAACGGTGGCGGTGCAGCCATATCTGTCATCTGTGAAACCTTCCACTCAATCCCCAAAGGGCGCAATATTTGTCGTAAACTTCTCGAACCTGATTGTCGCGTTTCAGCATATTCCGGAATTGCTCGCATCCTGACATTATTGTCTTGTGATCCCGCTTTCCGATTAATTCGCCAACGCCACGATACGATATGCCGCGCTCCACCAGCAACGCGGCGATCAGAAACCTTACTCTGGTCACGGAAGCCTTTCGGCCTGGGCCGACAATATCTCGATATGACGATCCCATTTCGTCTGCGATCCGGCAGATAATGCCTTTAGGCCCTATGGGATATTGAGTTCTGAGAATGACCATTGGCGGTTGGAACGGCAGCGACTTTGGTTTTGGCGGATCAATAATGCAATCCCACTGAGCCACTGGCGTGGATCGCGCATCTGATACCTTTGCCCTCATGCCCTCAATCTCATGGCGTTCCGGTGCCATGCCGAATGCGTCAATCGTTCTGGCGCGAATTGTAGATACGTCGCTTATGTAGCTGGCGAGGTATCTGGCATAAACGACATGGTTGTTAATGACCTTGCCGGTTGTCGCGTTGATCGTCACTTGTGGGCCTCCCTATTCCTCTTGGAAGACGCCTTATCAATCAGCTCCTGGGAATTCAGGACCACCCGCCCGACGAACCACAATCCTTTTGTGGTGTGCCGCGATACCGGCATCCACTTGCGCAGGTAGTCGGCCGCGATGTCTTCCGGGCTTTCCCGGCGCGGTGGCGGGATATCGGACACCCATCCTTGCAATGCCATCTTGCCTACTGGCGGGCGCGGTTTTGCGGAAACCCCAGCTTCACAAAGCCATCGCTCTATAACCTTATGTGATGCGTTGAAATACTCACCAAGCGATGTCTTGCTCATCGACGGGGCCAGTTCCGCAAAGTCCGCTGGCAGTGTCAGGCGTGGCTTAGGGGGCGGCAAATTGATTTTTGCTGCTAATCCAAGTTCCTTGATCCACCGGTCCACGGTTCGGGATGACGTGCTGTAGTGTGCTAGCAGCGCCCGCCTTGTCATGCGGTCCCGGTTGCTTTCAAAATCTGCTGGGATAGGGCGAATGAGATGGCTGCGATCAACCATTCACTGCCCTTCCCTGATCAGCATGATCGCGGACGCGGCGTATACGATCGCGCCCAGCAATTCGCGCACGGCAGTCTCGCCTTCCATCCGCGAACTTTCCTGCAACTTCTTGATGGCCTGTCCGGTGTTGAAACCGGTGCCGACCATCCGGCCGATCTCGGCAATGGGCTGTTCATCCCATGGCTTGCCATTCGCGTGGCGTTCCCGACCCTTGCCCGTTGCAGCCTGATCGTAAGCCTCGTTCAGGATGGATCGGAGGATGTCGTAATTGTCACCACCATCAATCAGGTTCACTCTCCATCCTCCTTGTCATAATGAAATCCATCATCGTCTTCCCATCCGTCTGGCGCAGTGATCGCCAGGATCGTAATGACGCCAAGTGACGCAAGCGCCGTGATCGCGGCGACAGCTAAACCAATCAACATTGTCGAAGTCTCCATAAATTCCATGCCGGACAATGGCTTTGCCCGCCAATGATGTCAATCTGCATTTTCCTCTTGACGATGGTTTTTGGCCATGGTCTAAGGATGTCATCAAGCGATGGAGAAAGCGTGATGGATAAGAATGTAAGAACGGCGGCAATCGTCGAGGTTGTGTTTCTAGATGGCGAAATCAAAGAATACACCATATCCGCCAGTCCGTCTATTGGGGGCTATCTTGCCCGCGAAGCCGGTGAGACCGGCGTTCTCAGTATGTTCAATCTTGATGAGAGCTATGCTGTCCCGATGGGAAATATCCGCGAGTGGCGCGTCAAAGCTGCGGAGCAACCAAAATGACACACAAATTCACCTTCACGATGTGGCTTTATCGTGGCCGCATGGAGCGCGAGCACGAGATCGAGGTGGCGTATGGATATACGCCCCCGATTGCATCAACGATGGAACAGCCGGCCGAAGGCGATGTGGTGGAAATCATATCGGTGACTGGCGTCGAATACACCACGCGCAACGAAGATGAAATCATTCAGGAGGAGGCCGAAAGGCGCGCTCTTGATGATTATATCGAGTGGAAAAACGATATGGAAGAAGCCCATGCGGATTATACCCGCGAAGAACGCATGATCAGGGATTTTCAGGCATGAACGCCGTCACCAAGCCCGCCTTCGCGCACAAGCTCCCGCCAATCGAACCAACGCTGGCACAATTGGGCGCAACGCTGATCCGCATGGGCCGCGCCCACAGCCGGGCAGCCGGACGCCCATTGTCGTTTTCAAGCTGGCATATGGACCAGATCGAAGCCGATCAGGAAGCTGCCGCCGACGCATTTTTCACCGCGCTGGAGCGTGAGACCGGGATCAGCCGGGACATGATCCGCGAAATCGGAGGGCTGGCGTGATGACCCACCTCGGCACCACACGAAACCCGATGTCAGAAGCCCGGCGCAACCATATCCATGGCCCACTTTTGGGCTTTGAGCGACCCGCTGGCGAGATATCAATCCTTGTGGGATCGCTCCTGATCGCACTGCCCATCGGCGCAATCGCGCTGCTGGCGGCATTTTTCGGAGGCTAAACAATGACCGACTACACCGACATCGACGAAATGCCGCTCTGGGCCAAGCAGATGGCCTGCGACAAGGCGAGTGCGCGGAATGGAAACCTTGTCTACTTTGTTCATGATGTAGACCGCTTTCCAATCCTCACCGAACTCGCCCTCATGTGCTGGCGGTATTGCGATGAACCCGTCGATCCTGATCTGCTGATCGCGCGGGAGGCAGTGGCTCAGGTGTGTGAGCGGATCAAACTTGATGATGACGCCGCAAGATTTCGCAATGGCAAAATGGACCATTCTCTGCGTGGCGGTGCCACCCACATCGCCGCCCGTCTCGCCCGCGAACAGGGAGCGAAGTGATGAATCGTGGAGAGATGATTTCAACCTTAGGTTATTTCTTGATCGCGCTCGCCACCTTTGCGTGGTCGGCGAGCGATCCGCGCCACGAGTGCAGCAACCCTGACAGCGTTAATTGCGTCGAGGCGATGGATCGCCTCTTTTCGGGCCTTTTGGCTGGCGCAGTTTGGCCTGGATACTGGGCTTGGTCAGCGGCTGAATGGGTGCGCGACCATGACTGACCCCACCCCGAAGCAACTGGCGATGGCGCGGCGGATTGCTGCCAGCAAGATGCCACCTCTCCACCCTCACCGAGGCCGCCGCATGAGCCACCCCCTCAGCACCCTGCCGCCCGGCATGGACAGGATTTCGAAGGCTGCGGCCGGAAAGGATGAGAGATGAGCGAGGCGCTTGTTCAACTGGCGGAGCGCTGCGAGGCGGCGACGGGGCCGGATCGGGAGCTTGACGCTGCAATTTTTCAGGCAATCGGTGCGCCAGTGCCGTTTCAATTCGCCAACAAACTAATTGCTCTGGAATTCAACGACATAGAGAACGCATATTTCGCGCGTGTCAGCGATGACATGCAGGTTCGATACAGCCCACCCGCCTACACCGCCAGCCTAGACGCGGCGATGACGCTGGTGCCGCCCGAACATGCGGTCGATCTGACTATATGGGCCGGCAAGAACCGCGCCCGCCTGCTGCCCCTCTTCCAAGACGGAGACCGATGGCTGCATAGCGGCTCGGCCCCACATTATTGCTCCAACGCTGCCACCCCCGCGCTCGCCCTGACAGCCGCCGCTCTGCGGGCTTTGGCGAAGGAACCCACCCCATGACCCCGGAAGAGATCGCGGCGGGGCTGAGTGAGGCGCAGCGGGCGGCAATACTGGACGCAGAGGACAGGCTGTCAAACCACGGCGGCTATCCGTTCTTTACCGTCCGCCTAACGCACGATCCTTGGCCGCAGGGCATTGCGCAGTTTCTCACGCTAAAAACTGACCGCCTCACCCCCCTCGGCCTCGAAGTCCGCGCCGCACTCACCGGGAGGCAGGGATGAGCGAGGTCAACCGCTACCTTAAAGACAAGGCGATGGATCACATCGATCATGCGCTTGGCCGCCCGGTCGATCCCATGGGCGAGACATATCGCAACTATTTCTATGTGATCGGCGACACGGAACTGCGTCGGCGCATGGCTGCATCCGCGCACTGGCGGTCGAGCGGTGTGACCGCCGATGGCGAGTACTTTTCCGTGACCATTGCTGGACGGGAGGCGCTGTCGGCCCATCTGCGTGAGATTGGAGACGGTCATCGCAAGTGGATCGTGACGTACGCGGGTTACGAGATGATCGCCGTGGCAACAACGGCAGCGAAGGCTCGCTATGCCAAGTGGTTGGACATCTCGGACACGGACGACAGCCTGACTTTCGCGAAATTCCAGCGCGCTAGCAAGGTGAGGGTAGCATGACCACTGAACCCCAGGCGGATATTGTCGAGCGGTTGGCTCGAACCATCCCTGTGGTCGATGGCACCGGGCGCGTTGTTGACGGACTTGTGAACCCGGATGGCCGCGAAGCCGCCGCCGAGATCACCCGCCTGCGCGCACAGGTGAAGATCGTCCAGTCCGCTGCCAAAACCATCATGATTGGTGAAGCTGACGAATTACGCCGGCTGCGAGAACAGCATCGTGAATGGCATTTGGCGATCAAATCTCTCGACAGCGAGCGAGAGGCTAACGCGATATTGACCGCAGAGAATGAAGCGCTGCGGTCCAACCCGGAGACCGGACATGACTGACCCGACGCCCGAGATGGCGGCTATGTCAAAGAGGCTATCTCTAAGGCTATGGCCCGGCGAAGACGGCGAATATCCTATGGAGCGCCGTATTGCTGAGGAAGCCGCCCTCGCTGCGATCATCGAGACGAGCGAAATGGCGGCGAAGCTGAACGATGAATACGAGTCGTTTATTCGCCTTGGCTCTGTCGGTGATGCCGCCACCGCCCTCCGCGCCTACGACCACATCAAACCGGAGAATGGATGATGAGCAAAACAACACTCACTGATGGTTCACCAGTCACCCCCGAACACCGCGAAATCAACCCCGCGACAGGTCAGCAGCGCGGTTACGTTGTCCTGTCGGAAGAAGAGCGCGCAAAAGGCTTCGTTCGCCCGGTTCGCCGCTCTTACGTCCATGAGAAATGTGGCGTCAAAACCACCATGGGGCAGGCATTGGCCGAGACATACGCGCACGATCCGTATTTCTACAGCTGGACGTTCTGCTGCGGCTGTGGGGCACATTTCCCTGTGGGCGAGGACGGTGAATTCGTTTGGGATGGAACCAATGAAAAGGTCGGGTCATGAAAACAGTGCAGCCCACGCCGGAGCTTATTGCGGCGATGAACGACATGAAGGCGGTGATCGGACGCCACCAACACCTGTCCGCATCGGCTATGCTTGCCGTCGCGAGCCAATTCGTCGGCAACCTGATCGCATTGCAGGATCAGACCAAGGTGTCTCCCGCGATGGCAATGGACCTAGTTGCCCGCAACATTGAGATCGGGAACGCGGCGGCGATTGAAGGTGTGATGAAAAGTGAGGGATCAGCATGACCGACAAGGCTGACAACGATGCGCTGGTGCAGAGGGTTGAATATATCCTCGATATGACCGCCAGTGCGAAGGAGCGGATGCACCGCCGGATGCACCTGACAAATCACGATCTGCGCACCATCCGCGCCGCTCTCCGCACACCCCAGCCCGCCCCGGTGGTGGATGGGCCGCTTGCGGGGAAGGTCGAGCGCCCGTATGCCTTTTGCTGCGCCGAAGGTGGTGGCGATCCCAAGTTCTGCGATTGCGTGAATAAGAACCACGGAACCGCATGGTTCGATGCTCCGAAGGCCACCCGCCGCCAGCCCGACGAAACCGAAACGCTGCGGGCCGAGGTGGCGAGGTTGCGGGAGGCGCTGGGCGTTGCAGACGCCGCGATCAAGGAGATGTTCCGCTATTACGACGGCGGAGAAACTCGCGGCTCATATGACGGCAAGCCCGAACGCAACCAGCTTCGCAAGGCGGGATATGCAACGACCGCAGCCCTCAAAGGAACCGACCATGGCCGAGGATAACGTGGTGGTTGAGCAGATCGATAGGGATGCGGCGGCGGACATTCTCGACGAGATATCCAACCTCACGCAGCATAATGGGATTGGCCAGGTCGCAGACCTAATCCGTGATGGCGAATACGACGATCACGATACTGTGGCGAGGGTCGCCCGCCACCGTATCCAGGCGCGCGAGCAGGCCATGAATGACGCGATGACCGCGCTCAAGTCCGTGCAATACAGTCCGGCGCCATACACGGACGGCGTGAAGGCCATCCGCGCCCGTTTCCTACAGCCCGCCGATGAGGTAGAAATCCCCGCCATCAGCAACGGAGATTGACCCCATGCCCTGCGCAATGTCGTGCCGGCGATGGTGGAGCGGTTGCGGAGGTTGGGCGGGGATTAGGGCTTCACCAACCTTCGAACCTCCCGGCCCAGCGCGAGGTCGGCTTGATCCTGCGCTGACAGGGCGGGGATGGCAGAACCCGGCAAAGTGAACGTCGGAACCAGCTTGTCGCCCACAATCTTGAACGTCGCGGCGGAAAAGCGGACCTGATCATAGCTGGCAATGGACGTCACCGCGCCGCTGCGATGGATCGCGAGGCCACCCTTGAACGTATAGTCGCCGGGCAGGCCGGACAGCGTTGTTACGGTGGCCATTATTCACACCCTCCCGAAGCGGCATCAAGCCGCGCACCATATGCTTGCCGGTCGAGCAACTGCTTGCCGACAGCCCCCGCCTTCTGCCGCACGTCCATCCCGGCCCACACAACATCAGGGAAGCGCTCTTGCATCGTCGGCACGGGGCTTGGCCGCACGCCGATGCATGGTGCGCTGACAGGAACCTTGATAACGACAGGGCGTTCTTGCGTGATGGTCTTGCCGCAGCCAGCCAGAGCCAGCGCCAAAAAGTATAGCGTCATCGGCTTATACCGCGATATATTACGCTTCATTTTGCTTCCGCCTCCCGAACCAGGTTCAACGCTTCGTCGGCCTCGCGGATCAGCGTCATACAATCGTCGCGCGTGCCCGGCGTGGCAGCCATCGACGACAGCCGCCGCAGCGCCGAAGCCTTCTGCGCTTCCGCCCGATCGGCAATGCGGCGCAGCTCGTCGGCGCGCGCACGGGCCTGCACAGCGCGGCGGGCAAGATCGTCGATGCGCTCGTTCTGGAGCGCAATGGCTGCATCCTTGGCCTTGGCGCTTTCGCCCATGGCGACAATCTGGCCGGCAGCGGTATCCCACGCGACCTTATCGTTGCCGGACGCCTCGCGCAGGGCGATGACCACGGTCTGCGCCTCGGACTGCCAGTGGTGGGCGATATCGCGCCAGTGATTGCCGCGCACGATGGCGATGGTCATGGCGATGGCCAGCAGGCCAATGCCGATCAGCTTCCAATGGCGGGCGAGGAAGGGGATTGCGGTCATGGCAGATTCCTCATGCAGATATCACGTTCCGCCCGACGCCTGTTCAATAGCCCCTGAACCTGCTTCCCGCCCGCATAAGACCACGCCAGAAACGCATCACACGCCCCGCGCCAGTCACCGGCAGAGAAACGCTTGGCGACGGTGGACCGCGAATAGGCCGCAGGTCCGATATTGTAGGCAAGGGACGTGGCAGCGATCACTTGCGGGTCATGCCCGCGAAGTTCCGGATTGCGCTTCATGACGGCCTCGGCATAGCCTGCGAGCGATCCTGCCAGCATATCCTTGCATTCACCATCGGAGTAGCGGCGCATGGCGGTGTTCGTCTCACCGTAGCACACGGTCCAGACGCCCACGATATCCTGATATGGCTCGTTTCGCTTACCCTCCCACTGCGCGACAACAGCGATCAGACCTGCGGCGGCAGTACCGACAATGGCTGCCAACTTGGCGCGACCCGGCGTCACGCGCGCGGCAGGCACAGGCGGCATCATATCCCCCGCGCGCCCGTCATAGCGGCGGCTGAACAGGTCAAGCAGGCCCATTGGTTTTCTCCTTGGTCAGTGGGGTCCGAAGCCCCCACACCCATGTCACGTGAAATTGGCCTTCACTGCCCACATGGCCGCCTGCTCGTAATTCGTGACTGCGATCGAGCGCTCGCGATTGTGCGGAACGTGCTCGCGGATGAAGTCGAGAAGCGCTTCAGTTTTGGCCTTGATCTCAGCCACGACTTCACTGCCACTCGGGTTGAAGCTGGGGATGGTGCTTGCTTTTGCATCGGACATAGGATTTTCCTTCTTGTCGATTACCGCTGATTGGCGCGGCCCCGGTTATTCGCCTTCTGGCGAATTGCTTGCGACGGACCTTTCGCCGTCAATCTCCTTGCGCTTTTCCGCCAGCTTCGGTTGCTTGATTTGCGCCACCATCACAGGCAGGCCGAACGCTAGCAATGCCGCGACGACCGCGATAGGCACGATCCATTCACCGGGCGCGAACCCGATCAGCCCCACAACCAGCACTGGCTGGCTGAACACGTAGGCCACGAACAGCGCGTTGAGCGCGGCCATCCATGTTGATGCCCTGCGCCACCAGAGACGCCAATGTGCAATCAGTCTCAGTTCGTGGTCGCGCAGATCACCCCACACGACGCCGGCCGATTTTGTCATAAGGCTCCGTGGCGTTGGCGCTTCGTCCGGTTCATCTTGCATTGTATTCTTCCCACTCGATCATGCGCTGACAATGGCCCGGCTTCGATCCAAGCAATACAAACAACGCATCAATGGCCTGCTCAGCCCACCGCGCCCACCTTTTACCCCTTATAGCCCGGCGGCCCACAGCGCTGCTGATCGTCTCGTCGGGATTGTTGCCACCCAGCAACACATTACCCCACTGATCCAGTGCAATCAGGTTATTGAGAATGTATCGCCGGATCATAGCATCGCCGCCGCAGCGAATATGGCGTCAATCTGGTCTTCGGACAGGCCCAGAGCGCCACCAAGAGCGGCGATCAGAGGGGCATCGCGGCGCACTTCGGACGCATATTCCCACTCAATTTCGGCGGCATCGCGATGCGGTGACGGCAGTGCGGCCAATGCTGGCGCAACATCACCAAGCACCCCCGCCGCCAATAGCGCCAACCTCGCCTGGCGCATAGTGACCGGCCTGATTGCAGCACGGATTTCTTCGGCAGGAATATCAGTGACATTCCAGGTCTGCCGCCATTCGCCATCGACAAGTTCGGGCGCGCCTTCCTCGATGCGCTGGCCGAACCCGGCCTCGGGTGGCTCTACATCGGCCAGAGGATAGATATCGAACTCCGCCAGCGACTCTGCGCTCGGAGCTTCGGCAAAGCTCCAGTCCGGCTCGGCCAATCGCAGGTCGGTAATGGTGATGCGCTGGGCCGCGCCTTCGCTGACCTTAACCCACATGACCAGGCTCCAGTTGTGCTTCGATCACGCGCAGGATCACCCGTTCGCGGTCCTGCTGGTGCATCGTCGTTGCCAGCAGATCGACCAGCTCGTTGCCGAATGCCTGCAACGCCGGATCGTCACCGTGCTCCGCGTTGATCAGCACGATCGCAGCGGCGAAGTTGTCGATATCGATCTGGTAATGCATCACCGCACGGCGGCGGGCATCCCGCGCCTGGATGAGCGTGTCGAGGCGTTCCTGGGCAAGGTCCATGTCAGTCCACTCCAAACGAAATACTGTACCCAAGGCCAGCCGGCAGCGTGGCCGGGTTCGCGAACTTCGATCCGAAACCCGAAGGCGACCAGGCGTAGGCGGCGACATAGGGCGAGCTGAACAGGCCCACCGCCACGGCCGTGCCGCTGCGTGCGAAATCGACCGAAAAGCCGTTGCTGCCCGGCAACGTGCCAGGGTTGGAAAACTTCGATCCGAAGCCGCCGCCAGCCGTAAAGGCCCACGCCGAGAGGTAGGGCGAACCGGTGTGCGCGGCCGCCACTGCCGTCCCGTCCGGCGAGAAAGCGACACCGCGAACCGGTCCTGCAGCCAGCGTAGCCGGATTCGCATACTTCGCGCCGAAGCCTGCCGCCCATGGATAACCGGTCACGTAGGGCGAGGCATAGTTTCCCAGGACAACTGCGGTCCCGGCGGGGTTGAACGCTATGCCGCCATTGAAATCGACCGGCAGCGAAGCCGGGTTCGCGTACTTCGTGCCGAGCCCGCCGCCCGCCGAGAACGGATAGGCCACGACATAAGGGCTCGCTGAACAGCCGACCGCAAGGACCGAGCCGTCGGGCGACCATGCCAGATCGACCGCACCCGCCGGCAGCGTGGCCGGGTTTGCATACTTCGCCCCAAAGCCGGCCGGCGACCAGGAATAGACGCTGAGGTAGGGAGAAGCGCCATTGTGCGTCAGCGCGATCGCGTCGCCCGATGGCGAAAACCGCACGAACTGTGACGCGCCGGCCGGCAACGTCGCCGGATTGGATAGCTTCGTGCCGAACCCGCCCGAACTGAACGGATAGACGTGGACGTAGGGACTGGTCCCGAACACCACTGCTACATGCCGCGCGCCCGGCCCGAAATGCACACCTACGCCATCGCTGCCCGGCAGCGTTGCCGGGTTCGCGAACTTCGCGCCGAAGCCCGTCGAAAGCCACGGATAGACGCTGAGGTACGGCGAGGATGCGTGGCCGATCGCCACGTACTGCCGCTGGCCGCCCCGGCCGGCGACGGCGCGCATCCGCTTGTGCAGGCCGCTCACGCCACCGCCCCGGCATAGGCGCCATAAAGCACGCCGGTAACCTGCCACAGTTCGATCACGGCCCACCCGCTGGTCGGCAGGACCGGCGCCGATCCGCTGACCCACGTGATGGCCATCGACGTCCAGTTAACGGCGGCGGCCGGGCCATCGGCCAGGTGCAGCGTCAGGCTCTCGCCATCGTTCCACGCGCCTTTGGTCGGCGTCGAATTGGCGGTCAGGGTCCAGTGGCGGACGGTGCCGTCGGCCGGCGAAATCGCGGGCGTCGTGCCCACGATCGCCGCCTGTTCCTCGCGCAGCGCACCGTCGAGGATCGGGGCCGCCAGCGTCTTGTCCGCCAGCGTCTGCGCGCCCGTCGTCTTGACATAGCCGACCAGAATCCCGGTTTCGCCGTTTACCGAGGCAACGCCAGAGATAACGGACTGCGCCTCGGCATAGAGCGTCGCGCCAAAATTGTTGACGTCATCGGTCCACGGCTGCAAGGCATCGAGCAAAGCGGCAGTCTTGTCAGAAAAGACTTGTCCCGTGTCCGTGCCGCGAATTGGCGGATCAGGAAGCGCCGGAATTGGTGTCAGTGCCATTAGAAACCTTGAACCTCCAGCGACAAGAGACTTTCATGCGGATAAGCGATTTCAACCCGCCAGTCCTTGATAAGTCCATAATACGAAGTCGGATAGTTTTCAACCGCAACCACCAGCGCGGGCGTTGCATGATACTTCGACAGCAACTGCTTGACCGCCCCGACACGCTCTTTCGGAATGACGACATTGAACCGCCCCCAATCGCGATAACCGCGCGGGACAATATAGGTCTCCCCGAAGTCGTTGGTCTCGAATTTGCTGTAATCCGTGATACCAAATTCAGCCCCGTAAGTGACGCGGCCAACGTAAAAAGCATGACCTATCTCGAAGTGGCCGATTGCGACATCGCCGGTATCCGTGGCCGTCACCTTGATGGTGGGGCTGAAATTGTTTGGCAGACCGGTGACGACAAGATAATCAATGCGCTCGTCTGGTTCGAAGAAATATTCGTAATAGTCATTGATATTGTCATATGCCGTCATCGAGAAATCTTCATCGAAGACAACCACGGCATCGACGATCATTTGCACATTGATGCTTGCCGCACTGACATTGAGCATCCCGATGGTGTCGATGATCCCGGTGGCGTCAATCTCAACCTGAATGGAGTTCGGGCGGATTGTCTGCGAGCCAGTCATGTCGTCGAACATGGCCCATTGATTGCTTGGCCCGATTTCCAGCCACCAAGCAGGATCGGTCAGGGCGTGGCCCGTGTTCGTACCGGCACTGATGCTTTCGTAAAGGCGGTGCGCGCTCGTCACGATTGCACCAGTGGCGTAACCCGTACCGGCATTATACGCCAGATATGCGGTCCCGATCGACACCCACCACGTCGGGGATGACGATGGCGTATGCCCGGTATTGCCGGCTTGCAAGCTTTCGTACATGGTCGCGGTAGTGTTCGATGGGCCACCAAAGACAGAGACTTGCGCCCCCAACGCATAAGTCGTGCCTGCATTATAGGCAGCCGGAGGCGTTTCCAGAACGTTGCTGGTCATATTGGCGTCGGTAACGCCGTACCGACGATTAATGATCATGCCATCAGCCATGTTACACCACTACCGAAGTCGGGACCGGCTGCGCGGTCGTGTTCGCCACAAGGACGCTAATCAGGTCTTCGAGGCTGATTGCGAGGCTGTCACCGCGATTGACGCGATCCAGGATGTTGCGCACGGCCGAGATATTCGTGACCATGGCAACGGCCTCGGCCTTTTCTTCGTCGCGACGTTCAGTGGCGTCGCGGCGCATCCCGGCAATCTCAAGCCTTAGCGCATCAATGCCGCCGCCGATCGTATCCTCTATGGCGGGGGTGACGACATCGGTCAGCGCAGCGTTTGTGGCGGCCAGAAGATCGACCGTCGAGCCGCCCAAAGACGTAATGACTTCGGTCTGCGCAATCGTGGCGTTCAACGCGGCAGCCTGCGCATCAGCACTGGCGGCAAGGGCGTTCGCGCCACCGATAGCGCTATCAGCGCCAGACGACACCATGCCAATGGCGCGACGATAGTCCAGACTGCTACGGGCGTTTTCCTTGGCCGACGCAAGGAACGCCTGCGCATCCCCGATGAACGACGAGAGGGAATTTTCGTTGCCCAGCGCCGCCATGCGCGAAGTGCTCTGGAACTGCGCAAGGGTGCGCGCGTATCCGTTGCCGGCAACCGCGCTTTCCTCGGTCAGGCTGGCCTTGTATTCGCGAATTTCCTGCGCAATGCCCCGGATGCGCTGGGCCATATCCGAAAGGCCGGAAACCGTTTCGCGCAACGAATTGGTGTATTCCTCGGCCGCCGCGCGCGCCTTTTCCTCGGCTGCCTGCCGATCTTCCTCAGCAAAGATGCGGGACATCAACGCGCGGTTCGTCGGGTCGAGCGCCGACAATTCACGTTCGCGCAATGCGGCGGTGTCGCCGATCAGTTTCAGCCAGCGCGATTGCAGCCCGTCCGCCTCGTCCGCAATAGCCTTGGCCTTGGCGGCTGCGGCAGCCTCATCTTCAAGGGCATGGATGCGCTGGACAAGCGCGCGGTTGCTGGCGTCAACAGCCGCAAGTTCGCGTTCACGGATGGCTACCGTGTTGCCGGTCAACTGGTCGATACGATCTTGCAGGCCACGCGCTTCTTCCGCGATCTTCTGTTGCGCGGCAGCCAGTTCCTCGGCCGCCTTCTTCTGGTCTTGCAGTGCCCAGATTTCCAACTGAATGGCGCGGTAGCTTTCGTCCATCGCCTGCAACTGGTGAAGCCGCAGGACGCTTTCGCGCCCCTGTTCGGCCCACAGTTCCTTAAGCAATTCAAGACGCCCAGCTTCAAGGGTTGCGGCGGCCTCGGTTGCGGCGGCTTGATCCTTAAGCGCGTTGACGCGCTCTTGCAGGGGGCGCAGGGATGCGTCCATTTGCTCAAGTTCCATGGCGCGCGTGGCGGCAAGCGCCTGCGACGCCTGCCCTGTGAGTTCCATTATCTGGATTTCCAGTTCACGGCCCGCACGGGTCTTTTCTGACGCCGCTTTCGCCGCTTCATTGGCAGCATCGACGCGCTTGATGCCGGTCAGGCGTTCCAGTTCAGCCAATTCAGCAGCCGTTGCACCGGCTTCGGCAAAAATCTTCGCCATGCCATCGTGCCACTTGGTGATTGCGTCCTGCGCCCACTTCGCTGGATCATCCTTCTGGGCCAGTTCGTCGAACACCGATTTGAAGGAAAGGGCTTTTTGCAATTGGGCCTGAAAGTCTCCATCCGCCATAATCAGGCGCTTCATACTGTCGGACAGCCCGTCGAGGACGCCTTGCTTGATGGCAACCTGGATTGCGTAGGCAATCGCGGCGGCCTGATCATCACCGAAGTCCTGCACGCCCGCGCCCTTGGTGCGGCCCATGCCGGTTTCGTCAACGCGATAGCTCTTTTTGCGGACGCCAATGGACACCTTGGCGCTTCCCGCCAATTCGGCACCCAAGGTGTCGGCCAAGCCAGCGAGACCGGAAATGACGCTATCCGCCATTCCGCCTGCGATCTTCTTGAGGGCGCCCTTGTTGCCCGTGATCGCCGTTTCCATGGCTTCGCCAGCAATGATGCTGACCGTTGCGCTGGCCTTGGGGGTTTTCTTGAGCATACCGCCGATGATGCCGCCGAGTAGCCCGCCGGCAATTGCGCCGAGAGGCCCGGCGAATTTACCGAGCTTGCTGCCAGCAGCGGTCATCGCTGCGCCGATAGCATCGCCGCCAATCTGGCCTAGACCGCCGCCAATTGCGCCGCCAGTAGAACTACCAGTCATTGCGCCGAATACAGCACCCGTTTTCGCACCCTTGGAAAACGCTTCGAACTGTGCGCCAAAATCCTTACCCAAATCGGCAAAAAGGCTGGGCAGGGCTTCATCCAAGATGCGGATGACTTCCCGCGCGCCGTCGCCAAAGCACCCGCCGATGATGTCGGCCATATCATTAGCAACGGTAATGGCCTTACGCCTGTTCTGCTCGAACGTGCGCTCGTCATTGGCTTGACCTTGCTGCAATCTGACCTGCGCAATCTCGGCATTGGCCATGGCGAGGATATGCACGGCATTGGCGGCGTCATTCGCGGCGGCGGCTTGCGCGCGGAGCATGATATTCTGGATTTCGTACTCGTCATTGATGCGGGCAAGTTCATTTTCCAGCGCGTCACCCGACAGGCCACGAAGCGCGGCCATGCGCTCCGTGCCAGCTTTGCGCTGCGCCTCAGTTTCGTCCTTGATAAGTTGGATTTCACGTTCGCGCTGGTCACTAAGTTTTTTAGCCTCCGTCAATTCCTTCGTGCCGATGTTCATTTCACGCGCATTGGACGCGGCTTCGATTGCCCTGCGCTGTTCATCAGTTGCAGCGGCCTCCATGCGGCGCGCCACTTCCATAAGTCGGATTTCCTTGGCGCTTTTGCCAAATTCAGCATTCTCTTTTTGCAGGCTTGCGATGTAATCGTCGGCGGCCTTGACCTTCTGTTCGTAGTCCCGCTTCAATTCATCAGCCGCGCGCTTGGCTTCGCGCTCCGCGTCGGTCAAACCCTTCCGCGCCTTGGTGGCCTTGGTGACGGCAGCCGTGTTGCGGTTTGTGGCTGCGGTGCCGGCATCTTGACTGCCTGGAACGCCAAACTTATCCAAGTATCGACCAGCAAAACCGCCCTCAAACTCCTTGCGGCTGTCGTCAGCCTGCTTTTTGCGAGCCGCTTCATATGGTGCGGAAAGATTGGTGCGGCTTCCCGGCGTCATACTGAATGGCGCAATCCACCACTTGTTGTCCGCATACCACCCAGTGATAGCGTCCAGTTCTTTGAAAAGTTGGCTGAAAATTCCTTCGTCTGATTTTTGCTTTCCTTGGTCAAATAGATCGATGAGTTCAGCTATATCCCGAAGTGCGGGGCCAAATGCGGCATGTAGCCCTTCAATCTCGCCGCGAACCGCCGAACCCATATCTCGAGCAGCTTTTTCCAAATCAGCCATCCCTTGCGTCCCGCCGATCAAGAACGAAGTTATCGCTGTCGAAAACTGACCGCCCTCATCAAACGCGCCAAATGTGATGACGGCGGCATTGCGGATTTGCGTCATCGCATCCCCGAAGGTGACGGGGATTTTACTAAAGTCCCTATCGATATCCTCAGACGCCTTGAGGATCGCCTGGGACACTGCGGCGGCAGAGAGCTGGCCCTCCTCAGCCATCTTGCGAAGTGCGCCGACATTGCCGTTGGCCATTTGGTCAGCCAGAATTTTCAAGAGCCTACCGTTGCCCTCGGTGATCGATCTAAATTCATCGCCTCGCAAAACACCAGATTGCAGGGCCTGCACAAGCTGCAACGTGCTGGACGTAGCCTCCTGCGTGTTCGCGCCAGATATTTTATATGTCTTGCCGACAGTCTCGGTGATGCGGGCGGCCTCTTTTTGCGTGATATTAAGCTGCGCGGCGTTTGTTTGCAATTTGGCGTACAGCGCAGCAGTGCTAGACAAGTCTGTTCTTGAGTTAGCCGCAATCCGGCGAACATCTTCCTGCGCCTTGGCAAAGCTACCCGTTTCCGATGTCGCCAGCCTTAGCTGCGCAGTCAGCATCTTGCTTTCATCGGTCAGCGATGCGTAAACCTTGACGCCTTGCAGGAGAGTGTATGCCGACACAAGGCCAAGGACGGCACCCTTAAGGCCATTGACCGCGCTGACATCACCGGACGATGGGCCGCCACCGCCCGTCACCTTGGCATTGACATTGCTGGCGGCCCGCGCCTTTGCGGCTGCCGCGCTTACGGCGTTAAGGGACGCAATCGCTTCCGCCGTGCCCGTAACCTTCACGCCGATACCCGCACGGGCAGACGCCTTTGCTGCCGAAAGCGCCTTATCCAGCGCCCTGACATCGTTCAATATCTTGGCATTGATCCCCGTTGCCTTAACATTGATCGGCTTGTTCGCCTGCGCAGCCTTCCTTGACGCAATGGCAAATGCATCAAGTTCGTTGGTTGTTTTAACCACACCATTCGATGTGATTTTTACGCCAAGGGCCGAAAGCTCAGTCATTCAATCGGTCCCCGAAGATTGCGCGCAACCTTGCTTCGCCGTCCATTTGAGGCGCGGCGAATGCAGCCAATTCCTTGCGGGGCTTGAGATAGATTGCGTCCATGGCGCGCATACATTCACGGAACATATCGGCTTCTTCCCAAGGCCACCCGTCAACGTGGCGCAATATGCTTGCGTGAGGGATAGGCCCTGCGGCCATGCCGATTTGCCGGTCTGTGGAGAGGTCGAAGAAATCACTATACCACTCCTCTAGCCCCGGCTTCAATTCGATGGGATCAGGCCCGACCCATTTGATATTTGCCTCCCTCGCTGCGGTGTGGGCCTCACCATGGAGCAAGGCCCACCGCAACGCATCCGCTAGTTTCCCGACGCGGCCCTGGTCTTTTCAAGAAGACGTTCCGACGCCTTGCCGGCCGCATAGGCCACCGCGCCGCGATACTCGTCACCGATGCCAAGGTCGTCGTCCGCCGACAGGATGGCCAGCGCCAGTTCCGGGCTATAGGCCACTGGCTTGCCCTTGTCGGTCAGGGCGTTCGGACCCTTGGCCTTGGACTGATCCCAATCGAGCAGCAGGTGCGCGGCCAGGAACTTGCCGGTGTCGGCCTGCGCATCAACAAATCCCTCATCCGTCTGGATAGACTTGTTGTTCGCGCGGTAGAACGCCGACAGTGCGACACGATACGGCTTGTAGCGGGCCGAACGAACGCGCAGGCGAAGGCCGGGATGGTCGGGGATGTCGTCAATCCACTCACCATCAGCAAGATCGACCTTGGCGTTGAGGTTGGAAATATCGAAAGACATTCGGGTAACTCCTCGGGCCATTCGGGTCTAGTGGCGACGGCGGACCCGAAACCCCGCCGCCACTAGGCAAATCAGATGCGAACGATGTTGCTGTTGACGGCCAGCGGATACTGCTGAAGCTGCGTCGTATTGGCATCGCCGTTCGGGGTGACGCCCTCGCCGGCAAGCGCGCGGAAAAGCGCAGTCTGGCCAACGGGCTGGCCGGTGGCGGTATGGACGCCGCTCTGCGTGCCGGTCGTAACGATGGCGGTGCCGCCGGGGGTTGCAGCAAGCTGGTACGTGGTGGCAGTGAAGCCTGCGGCGATCACGTAGTACGTGGTAGCGGCGGTCAGGCCGGTGGGGAGCGCGCCGGTAGTGGTGATGGCAACCGGCGAACCGATCGAGAGGCCGTGACCGCCCGAAGTGGTCACAACGCCCGGCGATGCAATCGTGATCGTGACGACGCCGCTGGGCGCGCAACCAGCACCAGCCTCAAGCTTGAACTCGTAGTTCGAGCAATCCGCGATTGCCGCGCGAAGCGCAATCTGGCCAGTGTCATTCGGGTCGTACACGAACGAATTTTCCATGGCCGAACCGGCCTTGGTGCCCTTGAACTGAACATCGAAGCCCAGATTGATGAACGACTGCGTGACGAAATTCTGCGTGTTTCCAAGGCTGCCGAGACTGGTCAGGCCGGTGATTTCAGTCCACGTTGCACCGCTGAAATCAGCAAGTACGACGGGGTACTTGAAGGCCACCTTGCGGCCAATGTAGATCTTGGAACCAGAGACTGCGACGGGATCGGCCATGGGGCATAACTCCTATGCCCGGCATGGCGGGCGGTTTAACTGCCGCCACCTTAGCGAGTATTGCCCCGTTGCGCAAGATTGTTGCGTGGTCAGGAAACGAATGAAACAAAAAAGGACGCTCTAGGCGTCCTTTTGATTGGTTGGAGCCACTCCGAGGAATTGAACCCCGCTCGCCGAATTACAAAAACGGAGCATCGCCACAATGCTTGAATGGCTTGGCAATCATTGCGTCAAACCGAACTCCACAACACCCGCACGACAACAACGCGATATGCGCCTTCGACATAGGGCTGCAAGACATCAGCGTTCCGCGTGACACGCAATCGGCCCATGCACAAATCCGCCGGGAAGTGGTCTGCGATGGTTCCGCCAATCTGCATAAGCTGGACGTGCGAAACAGGGGCCGCCAGTGGCCATTGAACCGCCAGGATCAGCGTCCCTGACCGCTCATTAAGATCGGACGACACCCACCCGTTCCGGTCATTGTCATTGCGGACATCGGAAATCAGCAGGAACGGGGCCAGCCCGGCGGGCGGGGTGACAGCCGCATTAGGCTCAAAGCGCGGCAACACGGGATCGGTCACAAGCGTGTCGATCCTCGCCTTAAGCGAAAGCCAGTCCTGAACAGCGGTTGTAGCGGTCATCACTCAAACCTCAATTTTGAAACGACGCCCGCCAGGATTGCCGGGAACCTCGCGATATTGGCCTCATTGAATCCACGCCCGCTTTGATTGTATGATCGCCCAAGAACGTCGGTCCCAACGAATCCATAATTCACGCGGTGCGCGTAGATCGCCTTGTACGATACATATGCGCTTCCGTCACCCTTGGCCACCGACGATGCCGCGCGATAATCCTGCCGCACTGGCGAATTGTAGCCCGGCCCATCACGCATGATCGGGGACGCCGAAATCGTGACCGATCGAGACAGGTTGCCGGTATCGACGGGCGTAAACCCCCCGACACCCACCCGCGTTGCCATCGCATTGGCGAATGCCTCAACCAGACGTGCCGGCAGGACATTGATAGCCCGCTTCTGGCGCTTGGCCCATGCTACCGGGTCGGTTCCTGTCCAAGTCACAGGCGCTGGTAAATATTTACAAACAGCATGCCATGCGGGGCCACTGCTATTAAGTTAACATCGCGGACGCTTATATCCACTCGCAAGCCATCCTCAGCAGCCATGCGAAGGTTAGTGTTAAGTTCCTTAATTAGCTCTTTTATGCGATCTGAAACATATGGCACATGCGGTGTTGTTGGCGTGCAAGACACGCCCTTAAGCGGCTCGCACGAGCAATAACTATCCCGGCTACATCCAATAGGATCTCGGCATCCATCAGTCGGCATCACTCTTCCCCTTCACAATATCCCGAACCCCCTTCGCAGTTTCGCGCACTGCCTCGGCAATCTGGCGGTTCTGCCACGCTTCCAATAGCTTCCGGCGGCGTTCGGCGCATGTTGGGCAGGTCATTGATCAGCTCTGACATATACGATGGCATCAAATCCTTCGCGGCCACATTTCGCGGCCTGTTGAATAAGGATAAGCACATCATCGGTTGCGGGATACTCTACGGTATATTTCCCATCCTCTTTAACTCCATGTATTTTGTATTTCGGGATCATCAAACTTTCTCCATCTTCGAATAATCCGTCCTGCACCGGCAGCTTGAATTGTGCCTCGCCCCGCCACGCGGATCATGCGCATATCGCATGGCGACACCATCCGCCATTATGAAGTTTTCGTCAAGCGGAACCGAGCGCCCGGACATCCCGACGTGATCAGGCCGCGCGTTGATGTAGATTGACGAGTGTCGCCACGTCTTGATGGCCCCACCTTCGATCTTGCCGGCAGCCTCATACTTGGCTGCCTCGGCATACTGGTCGACTTCCGCCCGCGCTATTTCCATTGCGCGTTTGCGCAACATTCTTGCGGCGTACTTTCCAGTTATTTCGTCAACCTTTGCAGAAGTTAGCACGGGCGCATCACCATTCCTGGCCGCCTTTATCGCCCGTTTGATCAGCGCATCATATCGCTTATCTCGAAGCTTCTGCCCGGACAGAACGGCGCGCATTTGTTCTGGATCGCCGGATAGCAGGCGTTCACGCATACTCTCGACATAGGATATTTGCGGGCGGGACAGCCCGATGATGGGTTTGATTTCCCGGATGATCGCGCGGGCTGCCTCGCGGCGATTTGCCCCATCCACCGACATCATGCGCCGCTCGACTGCATCCCGGATGCCTTGGCGCGCGTCCTCGGTCATGCGTGCGGTTGCATCCGCGATGTCGGCCTGAATGACCGGCATGTTCGGCGTGAACCGCACATCCAGTGTCGGCCCGAACTTCTGCCCGTACCGCAGATAGATCGTCATCGCGATAAGCATGTATGGCGCGAACGGCCCATCGTCGATATTGAGCGCCGCCTCGACGCCAGCGGCATCCCGCTGCGCAATGGCAAGTTCCAGCGCCGGATAATCGACACCTGACTGCATATCGGCAAAGGCCGCAAGCAGGGCTTCCTGCAATTGCGGCCTAAGCTCGTTCAGCATGGCATCAAGCTGGCGTTGTGTGGTCATGTCAGGAGCCGGAACAACATCACCATCGTCCCGGCAAAAACGCCCAACGCCGCGCCAAGGATTGCGAAGGCTGCGAGTATTACGACGCTCTTTCTGATAAAATCAACCATCACACCTTCCTCCGAGCGATCATCATGGCGTCGGCAATACAATATGACCAAGTGGCGAGGTTGGTCACGCCGTCGCCGTCGCTATAATCACGGCGAATATCATCATCGTCCTGCGCCGCAAGTTCACCTTGTAGCGCAGCCATGGCAAAGCGATCCCGCAGGGTCTCCGTGTCGTCTTGCGTCACTTCTTCCCGCGTCCAGTCGCCGCCGTCGAGGTGTCCGCAATGATCCCAAAGGCAGCATAACTCATCACCATCGTTGTCCGTGATGTAGAAGCCCCCATTAGTTTCCTCGCGCAAAACCTCATACCGCTTCCCTGCGGTCAGGTAGCTGGCGCACCCTTCAGGCGGAATTGCATAAGTCGGCATTGTCATTCTCCATCTTGTGAGAATGCCACCATGCCCCCGCAAATTGCCGTTGTCAACGCCTTACGATAAACTTCACCGCGCTATGAACACCCGCCGCCGGGAAGCGCCGCACAGACAGGATTGTAACGGGCACGCCATCAAGTTCGATGACATCCCCCACCTGATAGCCACCAGGGATGCGCTCGGATATGACGTATTCGTCTGTGGCAACCAGCACATTGCCTTCGATGGCCGTCCCGACAAGCTCTTTCGATATACCGAATGCCTGCGCCCGAATAGGGATGACTGTTGCGGTCGGTGCGGCAGGTGGCTCCCATGGATTGGCTGGCGTGGCAGCGGGGGTATATCGAATATACTTGACGCCCACCGCCCCCAACCCGCCCTGATCAGACGGGGCTAGAAGGCCGGTGGCCACCTGGGCCATGTCATCGAAGAAGTCTGTCATTTAGGTGCCTCGGATAACCCCTCCGCCTCGGTCACTGCACTTTGAATACACCAAGGCGGCGCATCTTGATCGTGGCGCTGCCCGGTAGCCGATGGATAGAGTTGATCCCGATATGGCGTTGGGCGTCATGTTCCGACACTCTGGAAAAACAGGCCCTTGCTGACATCCCCGCAAAGGAAATCACGCATCAAGCCATTGATGACAGGGTCAATGAAGCCTGTGCTATCAGCCCCATCATCGAAGAACTCGCGCTCGATCACGTCCACCTTCTGCCGCTTGACCCTCGCCCCCGTCGTCACCGGGAACAGGACTGTGGTCCCGCCGTCCGCCAGGTATGCAGCGCGATAAAGGGCGGCGAGGAAATTGGCGCCAGTGACATCGCCCGATCCGAAGCAATATGTCGCGTCGAGATAGTCGGACGCCAGTTGCCGCAGCACGGCAGGCACGCCAGCGACGGTCAGCCCGCGCGCGCTAAGGTATGCCGCAAATTCAATATCCGTGCCGTAAGCCATGCGCCAGCCACCTCAATACTGATTACCCATCATTGCGGGGGCGGCCACGACGCGGGGCATCGCTTTCAGAGGCTGGATTGGCGATCAGTTCGGCACCAGCCTTGGGCGCACCCGAAAGGATTTCCACCCGCGATGCCCAACCGGCAGGCACTTCACTCACTTCGAGTTCGTCGCCAATCTGGTACTCGCCGCTTTCACCTTCGTTCGCCGGCAGGCCATAAATCCCAACGCCGCCGGTCCTGCCGGTGCGCGTCCAGTCAATAAAACGGATTTTGATTTTACTCACGTCTTGGCCTCCGGGTGAAACATTGTTGCGTGACCATAGCGCATTATTGCTAATTTGGGAAGCGACTTGACGCCCATAAAAAAGGGCGACCCTTTCGAGCCGCCCTTCCTTTTCCAGACTTCCGATGGAAATCAGGTATTGGTGCTGTAGAAAACACCCGAACGATTGTTGTAGTCCGCCCGGATTTCCAGACCCATGGCACCACAGACATCAAAGTTGTAGTTCGAGCGGGGGCGATCACGCGGAATGGCAGTCGTCGAAACGGCCATGCCGATCAGGGGGCGGATATATTCCGAGCTAGGCACGAACCCGAAAAATTCATTCTCGGAAAGCTCGTAGCTAACCTCAATCGCCTGAATGCGGCGATTGGTAAGCAGGAAATCGCGGATGGTGCCGCTCTTGAATCCTGCCGAACCCGAATAGGTCTTGTCCCAGCCACGCGCGATTTCCGGCGATACGAACAGAACCACCTTCGAAGTGATGTAGTTCGCATCAAGCAGAGCGCCGAACGCGCCGGTGAAGAACGTATCGAGCGCATCGGCGGTGGCCGACTTGAGAACGATATTGTTGCCGGAAGCGCCAATATTGATCGACTTCGAAAGCGGGTGCGTGCGGATGCCGTAACCCTGATAGCCCTGGAACACCACCGAGGTATCGCCGTTGAGCGCATAAAGCGCCATATCGCGGCGAATTTTCGCGGTGTGCGCTTCCTGATCGTCCGCCAGTGCATCGAAATTCTCCGACTGAAGCGTTGACCATTCGCGCCATTCACGACCGAAAGCGGTGTGGAACAGCGGGACCGGGGTGCCACGATAGTCGTAGACCACCTTATCCATCGCGACGGGAACCTGACCCGACATGCTGCGAACAACCGTGCCGGCATCCGACGAGACGCGGTTGAGGTGGACGATCTTGCCGATGTTCACCGGCTTGGCCAGCGGCATCAGGTACTTCATCCAGACTTCACCCTCGTCGGCGCGCATGACGCGGCGAGTGATGTTGTCCATATCCAGCCATGCGTCGCGCGGCAGGATCGAAGCGGCGTTGGTCACGTATTCTTCGTTCGAGTGGAAGAAGTCGCGATCATCGTTGATCTCTTCGAACCATTCCGCGTGCTGGCGGCTATTGGCGAGGAGCTCAGTGTCGAAGTAACGCATTTTTATAAACCCCTTACGCCGCAGACAGATAGCTCTGCGAACCCGCTGGGCGGATTTTCAGAAGCTGTTCAGAGCCTGAATTGTTGTTGTAAACCTCGTCGCTGTAGGCAACGATCAAGTCCGAAGTGCTGGCGATGGCCAGCGTGCCGGTAGCGCCGGGCGTAAGCGGAGTGCCGATAGCCGTGATGTTCACGCCGTTGGCGATCCGGGCGGCAAGGACGTTATCGCCGCTCATTTCGAGCGCGACCACGCGATCCTCGTCCAGCCAGTCGTCATCGACGCCCTTCATGGCAAGGTAATTGTCCTGCACAAGCCAGACCTTGCCCACCGTGGTGGCAGCGGCCAGCGCCCACTTGCCGGACGAAACCACGACCAGGCGGCCCGGCTTCAGCGCAACGTCGCCAAGCAGTTCCTTGACCTGCGGCTTGTTGTCATCGACGGGGCCGAGGAAAATCTTGTTGAAACGAGCCATGTTCGATTACTCCCCCTTCGGCGCAAGCGCTGCGCGGTCGGTCTTGGACGAAGGCTTGAATGCCCCGTTCACCCGAAACGCAACCGGCGTCTGGACGATGCTGTTAGCCAGCACCGAAAGAACAGCCGTGTCGGCAGCTTCGGCGGTCGCCTGATCAAGCAGCTTCGCTTCAACCACCTTGTTGACCAGTTCGGTCTTCGCGGCAGCGGCAGAAGCCTCGGCGGCATCGGTGATCGGCTTGAGAGCGTTTGCCACGATCTCGGCAACTTCGTCCTTGGTCAGCGCGGGGGCTGCCGTAAGGGCGTCCACCTTCGCGGACAGGGCTTCGAACTGTTCTTTGTCCACGTCTGTGGCCTCCTGGTTAACAACGTCTTCTGGCACGGGTCCGCCGCGAATTACTGCCTCAATAGCAGCTTTGATGCGTTCGAGCAAGGGTGCGCGCAATTTTCGTTCTTCCGCACGCAATATGCTTTCAAGCGCCCACATTTCATCACGTTCGATGTCGTCCGAAAGGACGCTGTTGATGACGTCCATTTCCTCGCCAGCCGCATTGACGAACATGCCGACGCCCTGTTCTGGCGTGGCTGCGCCAGGTTCGTCTAGGAGCACGGCGTCGTGGTCTAGTACCATGGTCTCAACCTCCCATTCCGCCCCGTCATCACTGTTAGTGAGCGGCTTAAGGGTGGCAAGTAATCCAGTTGATGTATGTATGGGTTTTTGCTTCTCAACAGCCGCAAGAACGCGCTTGCCGCCATCCGATTGATTGGCAAAGGCTACGTCAATAACTTTATCAACATGGACCCTGCCGTTCTCATGCCGGACGTTTTCGTTCCATGCACCTATAAATGTGCGCACCAGCCCCTGCGGATCTTTGGCCGACACAAATTTGCCGTTCAAAACGGGATGGCCAAGCGGGGCCGGCGTGCCCTCAAGCGTGTGAAAGCTATCCGCTATCACTGATGCGGGGTAGCGGATTTTGTTAAGAATGCCGCCGTCAACCAGAGTGGTTGACGGGACTATGACAACCTTCCGGCCATCGCGAATTTCCTCACGAATTTTACTCGCATTAACGAGTGTGCGGAGGTTGACCCTAACTTGCTTCATGCCGTCGCCTCATTCAAGGTGCTTCCACGTCTTGCGCTGATATATAGCAACAATTGCCCCGCGCGTCACGCAATATTGTTTCGCCGCATCATCCGCCGTTTGAAATCCCTGATTAGCGCGGATTTCCCTCACCTGATTTTCCGTCAGTTTTGATGATCTATGGTTTGATCCACGCGACTTATTCCAAAATGTTCCGTGTTGTTTTTTATCTTCGCTGTTTTCCGCAGGAAGTTTCCAAGATAGATGCTTCGGGGAAATGCATGCATCATGGCCTAGGCCACATGAATGCGCAGCATGGTAATTCTCATTGGGCGGATCGCCGTGGATTGCTCTACAAATCTTGCGGCTGACAATTGTGTCATCGCCTTTAGGTGCAAAAATTGTTCCGTACCCAGACGCATTGCGGGAAAATGGCCAAGTTAGACAGCCGTCTCCGTCATATAATAGTGCCTCTGAGAAAAAAGCGGCAGGTTCCCCTCTGAATGCCTTGCCAGTGCCATTAACCGTCCCAGTGGTTTTAAGTCGTAAATAATGGGAATTGCAAAGACCAATGCTTTTAGACTTGTTGTCACACCCATCAATTAAGCACTTTCCTGAATTATCAATTCTTCCAGCACCTTTCAAAGGGTCGCCATATTTTCGATATTTCTTATAGTGAGCGAGGCACCACCCGCGAGCGCCTTTTGCGCGCCAATGAGCATTGCGCTTGCAGTCGTCAACAGAACATGCTTTGAATTCATCAGCCATGATTGATCCTTTCCCGATCAATAAAGGTTAGGGGCGTGTGGTCGTTACATCGGTCACACGCCTTGCCTCTTTATATGGCAATTATTTGACTAGATCAAGGCGATATTAACCCTGACCTGTTTCATCAATCACCTCAATATCATCTTCCTGATCGGCCGCATATTCATCCCACCCATCGACTTCCGCCCCCGGCGCGAAGCCAGCGGTCTCCCGGATTTCATCGGGCAGGAACACTAGTTCGTTCTGGTTCTGGTTGTTGATCGTGCTCATCTTGCCGGCGCGATCCAGCAATTCGTCCGGCGTGGCATCAAGCAGCGATGGCCAGCCCACGGTCCATTCACCTTTTGGCAGGGCACCCCAAGCCACAAGGCGACGCACAAAGTCTTCGATTTGCGGGATGGCGAGATTGACGCGGCGCGACATACACGTGCGCGCCCACTCCCTGGCATCCTCGGTGCTGGCGCGCTCGCCAGTGATGTTGCCGACAAGCACCTTGTACGGGATTTGCATCGAAGCCGCGAACGACTGCGCGTTGACCTCGAAAAACTCTTTCGGCTGCGGCAGCGTGATGGTCATCGGGCTGACCTTGAAGCCACCAAGCATCAACGCCTTGTCGAAGCCGCCTTGGAAATCGTCAACCTGCTCATTGATCTTGTCGAGCGCTTCGCTGTTGCTGTGGGCACCCATCATCGCCCGCGCATCGGCAGGCGTCAATCCGACGGGGGCCTCAATGATCGGTGCGCCACGGCTGGACTTCCAGAAGCCTTCGCCACCCGCACCCTTGATCTTTTCGACATCGACGAGATCGTTGAACCCCGGCTCCAAGTCGGAACGCCCGTTGATCGTGCCATCCTCGGACCAGATCAAGACACGGCTAGGATGGATTTTGACATATTCCTGCGGCTTTGACAAAGCCTGCCGGCTGTCACGAACGTTATGTTCGTTGAAATCATACATGAGCGGCTGGGCATACGTCTCGGACGCGGGATTACTATCCCATTCCGCGACCTGCAACTGGCCTTCCCATGCGGGGATAATCCCGGCCACATCATCGATCGAGCGGATGCGGCCCACAGGCCTATCGAGCGTCAATCCATCGCGCAAAAGGATGATGCCGCCAGCGTAGGCCCCCACCATCCCGCGCCGGTCCACCTGCATCAACGCACGCCAAAGACCGATCTTCGCGAAGTGCTTGGCGATGACCTGTTCAAGCGGGGTGTCGGCAGGCTTGTCCGGCTGCTGCCAAAGGGCCGGCAATTCCTCCCAGGTCTTGGCGACAGTCTTGTCCACAGCGGCGGCAGCAAGGCTGTTGCGCGTGTAGATCGAATGGAAGTCGTTGAACTCCAGTTCGCGCTTCCAGCCATAATCGAGATAGTGATCATGCTTGGCCGTGTATGCCCAAGGGAATACACGAGACAGGCGGTCCCGAATGGCGATGGAGATGGACATGCACGCTTGTTAGCGGATATTTCACGCTGGCGCAAGATTGTTGCGTAGCGTCAATCCCGCGTCATGATCCACGATTGCGGTCCAACGCTTTCCATCGCGAACGCCATCACAACCGCATCGGCCAGATTGTGTGATGGCACGCCGCGCTTTTTCAAATCCTTTTTGCTCTCGACCTTCATGCGCCCGTTGACGCTTTCACGGCGGGGCTGGCTAAGCTCGGCTTGCAGCTTGGTGCGCAAAGGCAATCCCGATGGGATGGAAATCAATTGATCGGGATCATATGGCAGCCCATTGCGCGCCTGCCAGGTATTGCGGAACCGATCACCAAGCATCCCCCATCCCTGGGCCTTGAGATTGGCAAACATGTCGCCATGCGTCTTACCCGGCTGATACTCGCGATCTTCGTCATAGGGCTTCTCGCTGGCAGTCCAGCCTTTGTATTGCCCAGATGGGTCCAAGCGCCTGAACTCTCCAGGGACCGACGCGCCGACGCCGATATCGTCAATATGCAGAAGGTCCAGCTTTTCACGCTGCACAATCGGCAGAGCATAAGCGGCGGCCTTGTTGGGGTTCTCGTCCTGCCATTCTTCCAGACCGGACAGGACTTGCCCATACCGCCAAGCCAGCGCGTTGGGGTCATTGGACTTAGGCGCAATAACATCGCCTTCCACGCCGCCAGACACGTCCATGCCGCCAATACGCCCCCCACCCATGGGGAAATTGGAGATATGGATATGGGCGTCGATTGCGGCCTCGATCCATTTACCCTTAATTATCGCCGTCTCATCGGACGATAGTGGCTGACCGAGATAGATATGCTTGTACGCGTCTGGATCAGCCAGCTTCAGGCGTTCGGCCTTTTGGCGTGCCGTATCAGACAGAAATGGGTTTTCGTCATAATTGATATGACGGATGACGGCCGCATCCCCCAACAATTCGGGCAGCTTGGTCTGGACGAAATCGGTTTGCAGATTAGGGTTCCACAGAACCCATATTTCCGCACCATCCTTGCGGATCGTCGGATCAATGACCGACCATTGATCTTCTACCAGCCCCTCGCCCTCTTCGATCCAGCATATATCAACCCCCTCGGTTCCTTTGATTTCCTCGATATTGCGAGCAATACCGTAGAACAGGAACTCCGAACCGGTCTCCTTATGGCGGATTGTCGAGACGCCGATATCAAATTCATCGCGCCAGCCGGCGTCAATGATCTTCTGCTTTATGACGGTAAAAACTGAATCTGATATTCTGTTCTGAAATTGTCTCAGGCACAAGAATTTCAATGAATAATTGCGCGCAAGATAGGCGGCCATGCCGCCAGCATCCTGGGTCTTGGACGAAAAACGGCCACCCTTGAGCAGCTTGTACGGCTTGCGGGTCTGCCAGAATGATCGGAGCGCCGGATTGAGCTGGAACAAGACTATTCGCCCGCAGGCGGGGCGTCCTTGTAGAAGTCGTCCAACGATTTGCCATGCGGTGACATGCTGCCATCGGAGGATGTGTTATCCACCTTTTCAGCCAAACCAAGTTCACGCGAAATGATATTCGCGTTCAGCAGATTGGCCGAAGCGCCCTCGAATTTCTGGCTGTAGATAATGGCGTCAACCTTGCATATGACTTCACCTAAATCGGCGCGGTTCTCTCGCCACTCGATCCAAGTTTTATGCGTGATGTCCAGAAATATGCACAAAGCCCTGATTGTCATGGCGCGCATGACAGGCACTGGCTCAACCGTTACCGCGCCTTCATATGCGAAGGCCTTGGCGGTATGGAGCGGGTTTTTATCAACCCACTCGAAATACTCGCAGCAAGCCTGCCACAAGTCCTGAGCATCAGCAAACTTGGGATTTGCCCCATGGCTGGAGCGCGCTTCCCAAAACCGATTGCTGGGAAGAAACTGGCCTGTATCGGGATCACGGCCCTCGGCCATCAGTCGCCGCCCCAACCTTCAATCCACGATCCCGACATTCCATCACTCCAATCCACCAAGGTTGTTGCAGGGGCGGCAATCTTCGGGCGGATGGATGACGCCCTCGACTGCAACACTCGGGAACCAAAGCTCGACCATGGCCCCTGCAATTCGCTTGATAGCCTAACCGGCCCGTGCGGTCAAGCGCTTCGTTTCAGCCATCCCCGGATGACGGTGCGGGACACCTGCGGCACGAACCAATTGATTGATCCTCTGCCGGGACACACCCCACTCGGCCGCAAGGCTGGTGATGGTCTTGCCATCACGGTACGCGGCGATGATTTGTTCGTTGCGGGTAATTGTCATGACTTATCTCCCATAGCCTTGGCAATGGCTGCGCGGGCTGTGTCTCCGGTGTCTGGCCGGAACTCACTTAGCGGGGATGCGGGCAGGAACGTCCCATCGGCGGACCAATGCTCAGGATCGGCATAGAACCGCAGAGCATCCATTGACCCCGCTCGATCCAAGGCCACGCTGATTGCCTTTTCTGCGTTCAACAGGATGACCTCGCCAACAACCTCATCATAGGCCGGATCACCTCGCAGAAACCGCCTGTCCTGCGTTGCGCCCGCAATGGCATCCAACAGCCAATCAGACCGATCCTTGGCAATCTCGCGGCCCGGCGTGTGACTAAACTTATCCATCATGACTTGAGCCTTCCATATTTGTCATACCTTGCCGAAACGCCAACCGACTGGCGGTAAAGCGTGTCAGCCTCGAAATAGGCGATATGCCGACCATCAGCATCGACGTTGGCCGATGATCCTGGCTCGCTATTTGGTCCATACCAGCCCTTGTCCTGCTCGACTGCCGACAGAGGCCGATCGTCATCATGCGGACCAATCTCCGAAGCGCCGCACGCCTCGCAGTGGTATGGCCCGCACTGGATCATGCCGACGCCAACATCGACGAAATCGGCGCAGCATAGCGCGCTGCAGTATGGGCACCGTTCTTTAGGCTCCGGTTCACCGTAGACATAACCTCCCGACATCATTCACTCCTCGCGGTGTTGGGGGTGACGTAGCGGTTATCGCTTGGGCCATCGTAGAGGAACTGCGGCGTCGGATCGAAGTCGGGGTGCGTTGCCTCCCATTGGCCCAGCCAGTTTTGATCGATAAGCCAGTTGCGGTGGGTGTCTTTTCCGGGGGTCATACAATGAACCTTTCGACCTGATCGCCAGCAAGCCGGCCAATCACTCCATGCGGCCCGTAAACCACCAGATCGCCATTGTCGGCAAATGCGGTTGTCTCACCGGCCTTGATCGGACGGCCAAGGGCTTTGCGAATGTTGCGGCGATAAGCCGACTGATTGAACCGACGATTGCCCATCTCAAATCTCCATCGCGACCCCATGCCGCCAGACCCACCTACGGCAGGGCGGGGATGGTGTCAAGGGGGTTTAATAGAGGCGAGCAGCCTTAGCTGACAAACCCTTCACAACATCCCCGTGCACGCCGCAAATCTCAGCGATGAAAAACAATCTCTCGACAGCCATACGAACACCATGCGCTGGCTTTCCCGGCCTGCAAAGATCGCGCTCATAGGCTGGCGTCAAATCGTCCAAGGTGCGGACGATAACGGATATCAAATCCTCCCGATCATAATCGGAAATTTGGGTGATTTTATCCAACGTCATTTTCCTTTCCCCGAGACTGTCGCTGACTGTCGCTTATAGGGCATGGCCCGTATCCGCTCGCGTGCGGGTACACGCGCGTAATATTATATGAAAAAAGAAAGAGATTTATCCTTCCCTCATAGCGTAATCGACAGTCGGCGACGGTCTGCGAACCAAACGTGAACAATTTTGCCTCCTAAATTTACGTGGGGTCGCGCGCGCAAGTGACAGTCGGCGACGGTTATTGGTTACTGGCACGAATGCGTTCCACAGTCTCGGCGATGATATCGCGCACGTCAGCCCGCCGCTCGACCTCGCTCAAGGCCCTTTCGGCGAACTTGTGATGCACGCCTTCCACAACTTTCCAGGATGGCGCGTCATTGCGTTTATTGGCCTGCTCAAGCCATCCGAAAGCCTCAAGCTGCTCGAACACCTTGGCTGCCTCAAAGCGGTCTATGCGCTTCATCGCGGACACGTTCCGGCCTATGGTTCGCATGGTCACGGTCTCAAGTTTGTGCGCCAGGATATAGCCTCCGACAGCGCGCACGCGCTCAATATCCTCCGACATTCCCAGCGTCCCCGTGTAGAACGCAATCGAATGCGGCAACACGAATTTATGCAGGATCGTCTCGACACGCTCGGCGGTCTCAAGGCTGATTTTCTGAGGCATGTCATTGCCAAGATTAATGTTCTCAATGCAATGCATCGTGATGCACATGCGCCCAAAAAAACCGTTGAACTTGCCAAAATGCGACGCAAGTGTAGCGTTCACATTCTCAAAAGACTTGACAAGTCTGCTATGGAATTTTGATGTTCTGTATTGGACTTGTTGAGCATCTTCGCTGAACTCAACATAATCCTTCATGAAAAACTGGTTTTTACGATCGATCCTCATTTCGTTCAGGCGTTGGATAAGTTCATCAAATTCAGACGAAACATCTGGTGCGGGGCGGTCATCACCATCGGTTCCATCGGCCAATACAATCGGGATAAATCGCTGAATGATGCCGTCATCAGAATAACCGCTCATGATCCTCTTGATGACGTCGGGCTGAATACCCCCCAAAATCCCTACCGAAAGGTTGTCAATGATATAACCGGCGATGCCGCCGCGACCAATGCGGTTAACGGCGTATTGCCCGCCATCATAGGCATTGATCCAAAATGACCGATCGAGACCGCCTCCCTTGTCGCCACCATGCTTGTTAATCGCCCCAAAGAAACCATTCAGTTCGTTCTGGATTGATATCACCCCGTGCGGTGAATTCTTGCATACCTCTTGCGCGCTTTCCATCGTGATATCCTCAACGCGAAGCCTCGATAGCGCGGGCATTGGCTCACTGCCTTTCGTGCCACCCTGCTCCTGCCAGTCAGCCAGATTGCGAACATTCTGGCGAAACATTGCGCCGTCGATTTCCTTGATGCGAGCAGTTGAACATTTGAGCATTGCGGTCTTGTTTGTGGATGGAACGCCGATCAACATTCCCCAAAGCAGGGGCCGCTCGAACCACGGCTCATGGACACGCATTTTAAGGCGGATCGTATCGCTAAGCGCGCCGGCACATGCCACGAAAGCAGCCATGGCAATGCCAGATGGATCGCAACCGGCTTGCTCGCCGCGATGAATCGCCAGTTGCTCTATCGGCATGGGGAACGCGCCGCGCGGAAATGATGGCGGCAGTGGCTTTGCCCACAAGTCAACAGGCCCGGTCTCATCATTTGCCGCGACTGGCGGATCAATGGTTTTGACAACATCTGGCGCAAGCAATGGCGTTCCATTCAGGATGGCCTTGATTGCTTCTTCTACCTCATCCTCGGTTGCATCGTGCTCATACATAGCAACAGCCATGTCGTTGAAGTCATCGTATGGCTCTGCCGGAGCAAACACGGCAATGCCCAATTCCTTGCCCAAGGCGAGCATTTCAGGCAGGGCGTTGCGGTCACTGGCAATCACCACTTCCTGCCCGTTGCCATGCAGTTCGCGAACCAAATCCTTGACGCCAGACTTGGAAAACCCTACGGCGACGCGATCAGGCACGGCCTCATAAATGCTGGCACCCGTGGCAAAGCCCTCGCAGACAATCGTGCGGCCGATGCATATGCCGAAATTAAGCCTGCCGCCCTTTGTCGGCGCTCCGGAACCACGCATTTTCTTGCCGT